GTCCAGGGGAGAGTGTAGGTTTAACGACCTTCTCTACCACAATTGACTATGGTGTCGTCTTTTTCAATCTGAAGCACATCTCTAACACTTATTCCACGGACGTCGTAAGGTACTTGGGAATTTAAGTAATAGTAGGCTAAGAGTTGAGGTATTCCGTGACGTTGAGCAAAGCTGACGTGGAAGCACTGAATATTCGACATGTCCTGAAGACATTCGTCAACGCAAGGAATATTGCAGCCGTTGAGCATATTGAGAACGCCCTCGTGCTAGGGTAGTGAGTATTTGACGATTGTGGATATGTTAGTCTCGCGAGGAATGTAGTAAACTAATTGTGTTATAGGAGTGTTACTTATTTGCATTTGAACGCTCTAGGATTGTTTTAGAGCTAAGTAGGCGATATCGGGTCTAGATTCTATGATTGCATACCAGTCTAGGAGAAACTGGGGGCTACATGTGCCGCGCAGACGAGCACCACCAGTACAATCTATGTTAGGAGGAGTGCGGTTGCTGGCGAAGTGGTCGTAGATCATTGCAGGATTCACATCATTCACATCCTCGGTACAGTAATCAGCTTTCATCTTGGCTCCAAGTGAACGACTCGTTCCGTGTCTCGAAAGTGATCCTGTTGCGAGAAAGATGGAGAGAGTGCGACAGGATAATTTTGCACCGCTAGTGGAGTAAATCGATTTGCCTAGCAGGTAATTGGGCACAGGGAGAGTGTCACCCCCAATACTCTTGATACTAACGGTAGCAGCAGAGGCAGGGAGAGAAGCTTTTTGGTCTATTTGAGGTCCAGCCCGGTTGTATGTGCGGACAGAAAGACCTTCTGTGTGCACACTAGATCTAGATAGGAATGATGTGGTACCACACAAAATGGATTCGTAATTGCCAAGATATTCAAATCCGTGGGAGTAAACCGCTCCGTTACCTGGGACTTGGATAGTGATGGTGTTATTTGTAGTGGAGAATCTAGTTGTTTCAGTGGAAAGAAGTGATGAGTGGAAAGCAGACATATGAGGATGCAAAACATGAGTTAAAAGGTGGATTTCATCGACCTTGGGCTGTAGTGCACGCCACTAGTCTAAGTGTATGTAAA